GTTGAGAATGTTGAAATCCATCGGTCATCCAAAGAAAAATCCGCCCGAAGGCGGCTTGTGTGTGATGCGTCAGTCGGGTATGACTGCGCGCGCTCCCTCGTCAGGTTCGAGCGACCGGAGGCAATGATTCGCCTGCACGAAATTCAGCAAGCGGCAGAGCACGCAGCCCCATCGCTTACCCTCCTGCATGGCTTTCGCTGCTCTCGACGAAATCGTTTCATCAGGATCACCGAAGGCGAGCGCGTTCACGAGTTGGTCGAGCGCGATAAGCACGTTCCAAAACCATTTTTTGAACATGGCGATTTCATTGGCGCGTAAAATAGCCCATCACTCCGCGCCAAAAAGGGATAGGCACAAATGACGAACCCGGATCGAGAGCAGCTTTACCGCGCGCACTTTCCAGACGGCAGCACGCGACTTCTCACGAAAGTAGAAGTCGATGCACTGCTCGCCAGCAAGTACGGAAGCAGGGTAATCATCGAGCCGGTATCGAAGGCTTGAATCAAGCCCAGGCGATCGCGTTCACCGCGTCGACCGTTGACGCTGCCGCGACCTGTCCGGCGAGCGCTTGATTCTTCGCCATCGCAGCGAGAACCGCGGCTTTCCCGTCTTGGCCGACCTTCTGAATCTGCGCGGCGGTGTGCGCGCGGAATTCCCAATCGCCCGACGCATCAGCGCACCAGAACGGCGTAACCCATCCGGCGGCGCCGTTAGCCAACAGCGAGTCGATGACCGACGACGCGAGGTTTTGCTGATCGGTGTCCTTTGCCGGGTACGTGTACGCGGCGCCGAGCGCGTTCGAAGTGAAGCCCGCGACAATCGAGGCTTTGCACGCAGCCGACAGTTCAGCGAACTTCGCGACTTGCGCTGCGGCGAGCAGTTCGGCGGCGGAAGGCGGCGGTACGTCCGCGAGCGCACCGTTCTCGACGAACTTCGACCCTTGGTTATTAATGCATTCCTGCCATTCCGCTTCCGTGATGTCGATCACTTGCGCGCCTTGCGGCGCCGGGCTGTCGATGCTGTCGTAAAAGGCGATGATTGCGCCGCTTGCGTCATACGCTGCTTGTTTTTGTCCCATGTCTCTTAGTATCCAATTCCGATGATTCGCGTTCCTGAAATTGATTTTCCAGTCGTGCCGCTACCTTCGCCGATGGTTACCAGCGTATTCGTGAGCGACACGATTTCCGTCGTCCCCTGCGAGGTTCCGACCGGCGTCGCAGTGCAAGTCAATACCGCATTAGGAAACGCGATCGGCCAGTTCGTCGAAAGCGTGCCGGCCGGAGCCATAGCGCCCCCCGACATCCACTGGATAATGAGCCCGCTCGGCAGCTTTTGATAGCCTGCTGAGGCAAGGAATGCGCCGAATGACGCGGATTTTCCAAGTTGCACCGAGCCGCCGACCGCATACCACTGCGAAGGGCCGGCAAGTTCGAGAACAAGCGTATCGCCAACCCCGAGCGTCATTGACGTAACGGTATTCACGAAGTCACCCGAAATCGTGTCTGAGCCGGCGGCTTGGACTACGCCAGCCGCAACACCGCTCACAAACTCGATTCGACTTCCGACAGGAAGCGACGCAGCGCTCGGAAGCGTCAGCGTTTGATTGCTCAACTGCATGTTAAGCGTCGCGCCGGCGATGCTTGCGGGAAGTGTTCGGCTGCCAGTCGTCGAGATAAGCGTGCTTGCCTGAAGGCCGCGAGAGAACCCGAATAATTTCGGGGCGCCGAATACGCCCGCGATATTGCTCGCCGTGACGCTCGACGCGCCATATGCGACCGTGACCGTATAAAGCGCGGTCTGCCCGACCGGCGTTGCCGGCGTCGTCTGCGAGCCGGTCGTCGCGGGAACGCCCGCGGTGAGCGTCAATTGAACCGTATCCTGGCGCAACGTGTTCTGCGACGTGCCGAGGTTGTTCGGGCCGCTGTACGCTTGCGCCGGGTTCGACGCGTTGTAATACGGAAGCACGGTCGCGCCCGTATCGGCTTCGAGGAACGATGCGGAAATCAAATAGACGATCGACTGCCCGGACGTCACCGGCGCCGGCGTCGCGAAGGTCTGAGCCGTCTTGAGAATGCCCTGCTTCATCGTCACGGTCGAGTCGGCCGCGAGCGACGAGTAAGCCGTCGCATCGAGCGCCGCCTGCGCATACACCGCGCCCGGCTGCACGACGACGTTCATCGCCGCCGGCGTGTTCGGCACGCACGCGAGGCCGGTGAAAAACGGGCCGGTCACGCCTTGCCCGAATGCGTCTTGGCACAACTGCCCGAGCGCGAACATCGCATTTTTGTTCGTGTTCAGGAGGTCGGTTTCGAGGGGGACCGAACCGCTATAAACAATCTGACGATCCAAAGTGAATCTCCAAAAGAAAAAGCCCGCGCGAGGCGGGCTTGGTGATGCGTGTCGGCGGGATTAGTTACTGATGGCGACCCATGCAATCGTCGCGGCGGGAATAACGGAGGCGATCGCGGCATAGATCGCCGCATCGGTGACGCCGGTCGTCATGTCGCCGATGTTTGCGTAAGCGGCGCGCGATGGCGTCGCGTATCCGCCGGGTGATGTGCCGTAGCCTTGGATATACGGAAGGCCGGAGCCGGCCGGACGGTACGCGGTGACGAAGGCTTGATAGTTGAGTAGCAGCGAGCCGTATGCACCGGCGACGCCGTAGCCGATGCCGCCCGAGCGGTATGCTCCCGTATCCTGCGGCCGGGTCGGCTCGACGATCGTCGGAGCGCGCCCGGTGAGGTCGGTCAGAATCTTCGTGATTGCCGCGCGTGTGCCGCGCTCTCGCACGATGTTGATTTTGATCCGCGTCCGATAATTCGCGTCGGTCTCGTTCTGCAAGCGCCGAAGCCCGTTCTCGCCGAAATAGTCGGCGGCGGAAATGTCGAGCCAACCATCCGTCGACGTCTGAAGCCGGGTTTGCGCGAGCAGGTATTGATATGCCGCATAGACCGACACAAACGCCGACGCGATGCCGCCGAGCAACGCATCGAGAATCGGCGAGTCGGTTCCGAACCAACCGCTCGGCATGCGCGCCTTGATGCGCGCGAAAAAATCCGCTTGGTCTCCTGTTGCCATTAGCTCACCGATACCGAAGACGATTTGATGACCTGCTGATTCGTCGCCGACAAATCAACCGTCGCGCCGTTCACCGTGAGCGTGAGCACACTGAGAACGTCGCTCGATGCGTCGATGGCGATCTGCCCGAGCTTGAAGTAAGGGAGCGTCGCGCCGAGCGGGAGTGTGTTGATATACGAGAGAAGCGCCGTTTGCACGAGCGAGCACGTCGTCGCGTGATCGACGCCGGTCGACGTCGTTTTGAGCGTCATCACAACCGTTGCATTGACGACGGTCGGGGCGAATACGCCGAACGTCGACGTGAAGGGGCGCACCGCGTCGACCGCGTTATAAACCGCCGAGAGCACGGTCGAGCCTGGGGCGCCGGTTCCGTCATCGACGACGACGAAGAAATACCCCATCTGCGTAACGCCGGCCTTCGTCTGGTTCTCGGTGATCGAGTAGGTGAAGTTCGCGCCGAGCGCCGTGATTGCCGCGCCGATTGCCGCTTTCGTTGCTCGCGCGAGTGACGCGAGGTATCCGACGAAGCGAATGCGCGCTGCGGCGTCCGTTTCCGCGTCGACGCCGTTCGTGAAGGCGAGCGCATTCGTCACCGTGTCGACGAAAGGAATCGACTGGTAAAGCGCGCTGATGGCGCCCGCGCTCACGTTGCCCGAGGAATCCGGCAGACTCAGCGAGTTCGAGCCGGCGGTGATGCTCACGACCGAGCACGTAACAGACGCCGAGCCGGCCGCGATCACGAAGCCGCCGAGCGTCGCGCTATAGGCGGCGTTCGTCGTGTCGACGACGACTTGATATTGCTGCGATCCGTCGCCAGTCTGAACGATCGAGCCGACCGGAACGACCGCCTGCTGCGTGGTCGTGAAGCGGGAGAACGTGACCTGACCGCTTGCCGCTGTCGGGGCGAGCCGCGTGAATCCGTACTGCGCGAACCATGTGTCGAGGTCCGCGCCGTTCGACGTCGCCGCGCGCGTGAGTGCGATCGCGCTCAGAATGAGACCTTGGAGCCAGAGCGCGACCCATGCCGTGCCTTCGCCGATGGCGCGGAGAACCGAGCCGATGACGAAGTTCACGAGAGTGGATGCTGCGCCCTGCACCGTCGTCGCGAACCCGGTGAGGATTTGCGTGAAGGATTGTGTGTTGACGCTCATCGGTTGATGTCGAAGGAAAGAAGTTCGGTTTCGCCGGTTATGACGTCGGCGTACTGGATATTCACGGTCGCGCCGTTGTTAAACGGGATGACATCGATCACCGGCGCCGGCGTGCGCGCGACGCCAGGGAATGAAACGACGATGCTGCGCACGAGTGCGCGAATCTCGTTCACGTTGAGCGTGCTACCGATGCGCCGCGGGAGTGACGCGCCGAAGTCGGGATGATCCGAGTAATCAGCGGTCGCAAGCGGGTTTCCGGCGCGGTCGAAGAGGGCGGCGTTCGTGAGCAAGCCGCGCAAGATTTGTTGCTGCGTCGTGTCGGTCGAGTTCGCGAGCGCGAGGTCGCCCGAGGGGGAGACGTTTAGATCATTGCCCCAATAGTGATAGACATCGCTCATACTGGCGCCCCTGTGTTCGCACCGCCGTTGCCGTTCGTGTGAACGTGCGTGCTGCCGATGCTCTTGCCGTTGTTGGTGATCGAGCCGGTTGTCGCGAGGTTGCCCGTCACGGTCGACGCCGCACCGCTGCCGTTGTCGCCAGAAACAGCCATGCCACCTTGACCGGTCATCGTTTGTTTGACGAGCAGCGTGTTATCCATCACGACCGGGCCGACGAAGTGATGTTGCGAGCCGGTGTAAGTGATCGTCGACGGAGCAGTGACGACAATCGTTCCGTCGCCGTTGAACTTGAGCGCGCTGCCGCTTTTGTGCACGATGTACGTGTCGCCAGAAGGAACCGCCGGCGGCACATTCACGTTCGAAAAGAACCGCCCGAGGATGCGCGGTGCGGCCGGGTTCGCTTCACTGAACGCGACCTGCACCATATCGCCCAGGTTCGGGCCGCATACGATTCCGAAGCCGTTGCCGACGCCGATCGCACCAAGCGGAATCCAGCCGGCAACCTCAACGCCTTCGGGCTGAATCGTGACCTTTACCGCGTGCTTCGCCGGGTCGTATGACGTGATGATTCCGGTCAGCGGCTTCGAGAGGTCGAGCATCGCGAGCGCCGCGCGCTGACTCATCGCGTTAGCGAGATGGCGCCCCATCAGGTTAGCTCCTGGGTGTCGGGTGAATGGTTCTTTGCGCTGACGGTCAGCGTGTAGCCGCTATCGAAACTCAGCGCGCGCCGCAGCGAATCGGGGTAATAGGTCTGATCGAACGCCGTGCCAGTGCCGACGAGTTGAACGAGGCTTGCGACCGTCAGCGCGTCGTTTCCCGCGGCGGGAATCGTGAACTCGCAACGCATCTCGTGTTGAATGATCTGCGCGTACTTCGCTTGCGCGAACTGCAAGACCTTTTCCTGCGTCAGATTCGGGACGCTGTAATAGTAGGTTTGCGATCCGCTGCCGATTTGCGAGGCGCCCGGCTTGACCGCCGTCTGCTTGTTCGGCGGATAAGTCGTCGTGAACGTCTTTTGCGCGGCGTCATTCCACGACCGCACGACGACGACGATTCCTTTCGATACCGTCAGCGCGCGTTCGAGCTTGAGCGCTTCGACGTTGCTGCGCGAGTAGCCGGTTTCACTGTCGGGCGGCGTCCAGGTGACGAGGAACGGCGTGACGCTCGCCGGGTCCGGCTTCGGCTGAAAGTTGAGCGTCTGACCGCTGACCCATACGTAAAACTGCTCGTTGCGCGCGAGTTCGCAGAGCAAATCCCATTCGGTGCGCGCCGCGGTCATCTTTTCGTGATCGATTTCGTAAAACTTGCCGGCGAGCGTTTTAGTCGCGGCGATGTTGGCTTTCATGCCGTGTCGATCGGCGAGGATTTGCGCGATCTGTGACGCGGTTTTGTTCTGCCATTTTTCCGTCGTCTTCGAATCGATTAGAACTCGGGTGAGGTCGCGACCGGATATGTGCACCGTGCCGGCGACTGGATCGTATTCGAGCGCGTCGACCTGCCCGTAAATGAGCGAGGTCAGTTCTTCGGCCGTCCAGTTCAAGCCGTCCGCAGGGATGCCCGCGAATATCTCAACGAAAATTTCGGTCTGGCTCGCGATCCACGCGAGACTACGGTCGGCCGGCAGTTTGTTCGCGGCGAACGTGACGGAAAATGTGTCGGCGCTCAGGAAATTGTTGTTGTCAACTTCGAACGCCGTCCATCCCTTGATCGGCGAAAGAGTTCCGCCCTTCGTCGCCAACTTCACCGCGCCGCGTACCGCCTGGGCGGTGTTAGGCACTTAGAATCCCTCCTGAATCGTCGGTGTATGGCGGAATCGTGATCGCCTGATTGCCGCTGATGTTCGTGTCGCCGCCGAGCTGCGGGTTCGCCTTCTGCAACGCCGTCCAGCCGCTCACCTTGCCGTAATACTTCGAGGCGAGGTCGAAGAGCGAGCCGCCGGAGACTTGAACGGTTTTCACGCCACTGTTTATCTGCCCGACGTTCGAACCCATGCGCCCGAGCACGCTGTTCAGGTTCACGAGCGCGGCTTGATTCGTCATCGCGTTGATTTGCGTGCTGAGTTTCGCGACGTTCGTCGACAGCGGGTTATTCGGCAGAATGCCGCCGAGCGTCGTGACGCTCATCAGCGTGTTTTCGGTCGACGAAATCAAAACCTTAACCTCCGAGCGCACGGCGTTGAGCGGTTGCAAAACGCTGTTGAGCGTGCTTTTCGCCGCGCTCGCGAACGACGAAACGGCGCTAATCGCCGAGCCTAGCGACGCCATCGGCGCGGCGAGCGAAGGAAAGCCCGACGCCAGCGTGTTCGCGGTCGAGAGGTCGCCGTTCATCAGGTCGTCGATCGTCGGCACTGCGCCGCCGCCGTCGTCGTTCAGATAGTCTTGAACGACCGTGCATGAGATGCGGTAGGGAATCTGATAGTCGCGCTGATAGTCCGCTTCGAACTCGGTGATGACGACTTTGTAAAGGAACTCGGACCACGACAGCGTGAGCGGCAAGCCGTCGTCGTGCATCGACTTCAGCGTGAGCGCGCGATCGAGCGCCGTCGTGCCGACGAGCCAGCCGGACCAGTCGAGCGGCGCGTGATCGGCGCCGAGCATGTCGACCTGTCGAGCGCCGCCGACCAGCCGGTGAACGATCGCCTGATGCCGCGACCGAACGTTGATGTGTTCGGGGATTTCGTACTCAGTGAATACGAAATCGCCCAAGGTGAGAACGGTCGCCATTAGTAAGCCATCCCTGCGGACGCTTGTCCGAACGTGAAATCGAAGGTGTTCGAGTTGCCCGGCGCGCTCGCGTCTTTCGCCATTTGCTTAGACAGCACTTGACCGACCTTCTTCGAGTCGAGATAGACGTCGCCTTGCTTGCCGCCCGCCTTCGAATCAGCCGCGGTCCTTACGTGAGGGTCAGCCGGCGTCGCCGCCTTCGGGCTATCCGGCGCAGAATCCGGCGTCGCCGCGGGCGGTGCATTGCCGGGCTTGCTGGCGCCGACCAGGAAATCGGGAAGGAACGACTTCACTTTCGCCCACATGCCCGAGACAATCTCGACCACATACGAGGCGAACGACGTGAACCCGCTTTTGATGTCACCCCAAAAGCCGACGAGAAGACCCGCGACGACCGGAATCACGACCATCGCCGCAGCGATGCCGGCGGTCAATGCGCCGCCGATAATGCCGCCGAGCATCACGAGCGTTCCGCCCACGACCGCGACGACGCCGCCGACGACGAGCAGCGCGGCAAAGAGCGCCGCCGCAACTGCGATCGCCTTCACCAGGCCGGGATTGTTCTTCGTGAACGACTCGACGCCGCTCAGAACCTTGTTGAACGCATCCATGCCGCGATTCACGATCGGCAAAACGTGCTCGCCGATGTTCGTCAGAATCTTTTCCCACGATGCGGCGGCGGTTTGCTTCTTGCCGTCGAACGTGTTCATCAGCGTTTGATACGCCGGATTGATGCCCTTTTGCTGCGCGACCGCGTGCTCTGAGTCGAGCAGCGTCTTACGGTTGCGATCGACCTGCGAATACAGCATGCCGCCAGTTCGCCCGAACAACTTGACGTTGTAATTGTCGCGATCGGCTTGGGTCTTGAGACCCATCTTGTCGTACATCGGGCGCACGAACTTTTCATACCATTCGGCCGGGTCTTGCTGAAGCAATTCACCGCCCGCGAGCAGGCCTTTCGACTGAATGTTCGCGACGCCGCCGTGCGGGTTGAACTTGACGTTCTGCCCGTTCCACAAACCCGAGTTGATGAGTTCGTGCACGATCTGATTCGGCAACTTGATATTGCCGTTCAGCCGGTTGTATGCCGTCATCAGCGCCGTACCGGCTGACGTGCCTTTCATCGAACCCATGATAGGTTCAAGCTTCGAGAGGCCGGAGTCGGTGAGGTTGAGCGCCGAGACGCCGCCCCGCGCGAAGAACGCGCGCAAGTCTTCGTATTTGATATTGCCCTGCGACGAATTCACCATGCGGTAATACAAATCCGCTCGCCGGTTGAATTCGGTCGCGCTATGCAAGCCGCCGGTTTCTTCGATCGCGCGCAGAAAGTTCATCTCGTCCGCGTGCGACATTTCCTTTCCGCTCGCCTTCGACAGCACAGCGAGTTTCGAGAGCGTCGGCGCCGCGAGCTTTGCGCCTTCGAGCGCCGCGCTGCCGGTGAGGCCCGATTCCCGAAACACGCCTTGCGCTTCGGTCATCTTTTTGAGGTTTTCGACATACGACGAGCCGGCGATGTTCATGTTCTTAGCGAACTCGAACGCCTCCTGATTTTGCTTGTCGGTCATCCCGAACAGGCTAAAATTGGCTTTCGCTTTCTCCCACTTCGACGCGGCATCAATGGCGGGCTTCAGCGAGGCCGCGATCGAAAGCCCCAGGCCGATTGCGATCGTTCCGCCGAAAGCGGCTTTGCTCGCGCCGCTCATGTTTCGAATTGAGCGCTGAAGGCGTTGCACCGTGCCTTCAACGTGTGAAAACTCACGCGCCATCTGCATTAAGCCGTGCGATACTCCATTGACGAGCGAGATGCGCACGCCAATTTTAAAGGCTTCATACATGAGAAAATCCTATAGGTTTCGACTCCATGAATTCGCGGCGGATCGGTTCTCATTCGTCCAATACCCGAACGTGCGGCGCGTCGATGCGCGAAGCGCGCCGACCCTGGCGAAGCGTGCCGCCGCCGCTGTCGCGCTCGCGGTCATCGTGCCGCCCGCGTTCGCGCTGTTGTTCGTGCTGACGTATGTCGTCGCGAAGGCGTTTAGCTGATTTCGCGAGACGTCATTTGCGTGCTCACGTCGACGCCTTCACCGAGAAAGCCGGAGACGAACGCGCGCCCGAGTAGGCGCTTTATCCATTCCTCGTTGTGAAGCACCGCCGGCCCGAGGAAAGGGCGGGGCGGTATTTTATTGGTCCCGAGTTCCTGATATACCGCGACGTCGGACTCGGAGCCGATCACCGCCTCTGTGCGGTTGTGTGCCGCCTTGATCGACTCGCGCAAATCGCCGGAGCGCAGCAGCGGGTCGTTCTCTGTGAATCCCTTGCGAACGCGATCATCTTTCGTCGCGTCAGCGAGTTCCGGCCATGCGTCAAAGTGGCCGATTGCCGGCTGATAGTGGCCTAGTTCTTCGCGCGCGGTGTCGCGCACGCGTTGAGCGACCGCTTCAAGCCCCGATTGCATTGCAAACGCGACAGCCGCATCGCGCGAGAGCAAGTGAGCCGCGAATGAGCCGAGACTGTTGAATGTGCGCATTTACTCTTTCTCGAATTCCATGCGCTCGTAGTTGAATTTATTGCCTTCGAACTCCGAGAACACGATTGAAAAAGCCGTCCGCGTCGCGTCATCAACAGAGAACGCGACGTCGAACGGCACGCCATTCCGAACCAACCAGAGCGCTTCGCGAACCGCAACGGAGCGCGCTAGTTTTTTACTTCGGCCTTCTGCTCGTCGGGCGATTCGCCGCCGAAGTTCTCCGCGACGGCTTGCATGACCGCGGTCACACCTTCCTCGTCGAGGCGCGTGATAATCGCTTCGATTTCGCGTTCGGTGTTCGGGTAGTTGACCGCGACGCCATTGATCGAGGTCACGAAGGTGATTGGGATCACCATGCCGACGTAGACCTGATTTTTTGCCGCTTCGCCGAGAATCTTCACGAGCCGGAACTGCGACAGAACGCCCGGCTTCTTCAGCGTCACCGTCAGGCCGTTCGCCGTGTCGATCGTGACCGCTTCGGCGGCTTTCTTCACGAGTTCTTTCGAAGGGGTATCGGCGGGTGCCGCTGCTTTCTTTCGGACGTTGACTGTCGTCATTTATGTTCCTTGTGGATTAGAGCTTGATGCGCTGTTCTGCGACGAACGAAAGCTTTTGTTTCACGGTCTTGTCGCCTTCCCAATCGCCGGCATCGTCGAGTTTGAAAATCACGCCGACGAATTGATACTGCGACACGACGCCGCTCGCTTCGGTGATGGTTTCGGTGATGGTCGACGGCGCGAGGTCGAGACCGGCGTAATAGTTCGCCTCTTCGCTCGCGAAATAGTCGTCGAGCGTCGAGTCCTGTCGTTCGACTTCGAACGAGCCGGACCAGCCATCAGGGAAGCGAAGGTGACGCGTGCGACCGTCGAGACCCTTCACCTTGACGTCGGTGATGTCGGGTTTCGCGGTGAACTTGGTAATCAGCGCGAGATTCAATTGACCGGCCGGCGTCTGGATATTCACCGAGAGGTCGCGACCGATAGTAAAGCCGTTGAGCGGCATGTTTGAGCCTCAAAGAAAAAGCCCGCGCGAGGCGGGCCGGGTTTTACTGAACGCTCGACTGGATTTGAACCGTCTGACCGCCTTGCAGGTTGATGACGAAGAACAGCACCACCGACAGGTATTTCACCTTGACGTCGGCTTGCATGTACCCGTTCGCGACTGCCGAATCAGGGTTGTTCGCCTTGTCGATCTGCACCGAGAACGGCGCTTGCGTCGGGTTGTTGACGTCGCCGATCATGTTCAGGCGCCAGAGGTTCGACAGGAACGCTTGCATCGCCGACTTGACGTCGTTGCGAAGGTCGACCGTCTGGTTCTTACCGATCACCGTGCCGAATGCCGCCGCGAGCGTGAGCGCGAGGTAATTCGTCATTCGAGTGTAGTTGTCGCCGTCCTGGCCCGCCGTGCTCGATGCGTTGCCGCCCGTTTGCGTCGCGTAGTAATTGCCGCCCGGCGAAGGGTTGCCGATCACGTCGAGACGCGCGGTATTGATCGCGCCGATTTCCGCGCTCGTGTAGGGCAGGTTTTGCGCGGTGCGTTGCGTGCCGACGATGCCATACAGCGGCTTGTTCAAGCTCGACTGTTCCGGCGACAGCGCCGCTTGCTTGCCGGCCCAGAACGTAGCCGGCCCGAGCAGACGGTTTTGCTGATTGGTGCCGTCGAAATACGTGATCCAGTCGCCGACGAACACCTTGACGCCGTAGCCATCGGCGCCGGCCGTGTTCAGTGCGGTCGAGACCGTCGTGTAATTCGCGCTCGGTGCGCCCTGCAAGCCGAAATAGATGCCTTCGGAGAGAGCGAACGCGAGCACCGTCGACGCGGCGGCGAGGTCCGAGTGATCGACCAGAACGCCGACCTGGGCGCCAGTGCCGCGCAAGCAATACATGCCCTTGCGCGTGCCGGCGTTGCCATCGACGCCGACGAGCAGCGCGTCGGTGAGCGTCGACGTGCCGTCCGTGCCGGTCGTGAACGCTGCCGGAGTCGTGATGTTCGGTGCAGCGGTTGCCGGGCCGGTCGTTGCGACGACGAGTTGCGAGGGTCCGCGAACGTTCGACTGACCGTTGTTGATCGCGTTGACGACGTTCGTCCAGAACGCAGCGCCCGTTCCGGGAATGTTGTCGAACACTTCGGCTTGAACGCCCGGAAGCGAAATCGTCAGCTTGAACGTGCTCGCCTTCGTGCCGGCGGTCATCGCCGCGGTGATCGAGTTGCCGCGCGTGCCGGTGTAGAACGCCGTCAGGTTCGCGCCGATCGCCGGCGTCGCGTTCGTGTCCATCAGCTTGCCGGTCGCCGCGAGGTCGGTGCCGTCAGTGACGCGCACGTATTGAACCGCGGTCGCGCCTTGCAGGAAAAACACGTTCATCGCGGTCGCGAGGTCGTATTTGCGGACCATCGGCGAACCGAGCCATTGCGCGACGTCATTCGGCGAGCCGACGAGCACCGGCGCATTGACCGGACCCCATGAGCCGATACCGACCGCGCCGAGAATGTTCGACGGTACGCCGTTGATGATGAGGGGCGGCGGCTGAATCGACAGATAGACGCCGGGAGCCGAGAGGGCTGAAAAATTCAAACTGCCAGCTTGATAAATCGGCATTATTTAGCCTCCTTCGCGACCTTCACGCATTTGTCGGCGTGACCTTCGTCGATCACCTTCTGAATTTCGGCCGAATCACTGATACGCGTGCCGCGCTCGGTGAAGCCGAATTGATGCAGCACGACGAGTTCGTATTCGAACGTCGGCGCGTCGTCTTGCTTTGCCATGTGGGAGAGGGTTCCTAGACGGGTTTTAGAACGGCGCCTGCATCGGTCACGATGTTGAGGTCGCCGACAATGACTTGCGGCGCATTGATGACCTTCGTCGTCGAGTAATCGACGCGATAACGGAGGTCACGACGAAAGAGCCGCGCTTTCTCGCCGATGTCCTGCTGCGGGCTGTCCGCGTAGATGATTCGCGCGTTGAAGCCATCGGGCATCGCGAGAAACACGAGGTCGGCGAGATTCGGGTCGATCACGTTGACGAGCGCCGAGCGTTGCGCCGGCGTGCTGCACCAAAGCGTGATTTGAAACATGCGGTCTTGGTTTTTGATGACCTTGATCGCGGTTCCAGTGCCGCCCGTTCGCAGCGCGCCGAGCGCTGCATTCGCGGGCAGAGTGATGTTCGCGCCCGAGCTTGTCGCGCCGGGATAGTCCTGCGCGATGACCGCGGCGAGCGCGGCGGCGATGCTTGTCAGCGTGTCGGTCGGCTGCACTGCGTAGGAATACGGCGAGTTCCCGACGAAGACCGCGAGGTTTTGCGCCGAGAACGGAACAGGCATTGCGCCGCCGACTGTTACGACGCGGCCCGCCTTCGCGAGCGTGATCGTCGGGGCGAAGGTCGCGAGCGGTTGCCAACCCTGCATGTAGCGGGTCGTTTTGCGCTCGGTTGCGGTTGCGTAGATCGACACATGCGCGACGCCGGCCGCGAGGTCGGAATCGAGCGTTGCGGCAGTGGGCCAACCGGCGCCCACGCGCACAGGAAAGCCGACCGCTGAAGGGTTGTTCGTGCCGTTCGGGTAGAGCCAACCGGCGATCAACCCGACGAGCACGTTCTGAACGTCTGCTAGATCGCTCATGTCTGCCCCTGTTGTGCGGTGATGCGCCAGCCGAGGTCCGTCAGTTCCGCGCTCGACACGATGTAGCGGCGCCCGAGTTCGTCAGCGATCAGGTCGCCGGCGCGCAGGATGACGCCAGGCGCCTCCGGGAGCAGCACCGCACACCACGCATCGCGAACGTCACCAGGCAGCGCGACGCCGCCTTTCTCGCCCTTCGTGCCTTGCAGCACCGAAGCCGGCCAACCGCTCATCAGCGGCGTCTCGTTCGCCGCGGTCGTGCCCTCATAGTCTGAGACGGCGCCATATGCGGTTTGAACCTGCGGGCGCGTGATATTGACCGTGCGATTGCACTCGACGACGAGAATCGGCAAAAGCGGTTGTTGAGCGGCGACGAAGAATTTCCCGGTATCGCCGATGAGGTAATCGCCAACCTGCGTAACGCGACCGTCCATCACGGCGAACCATGTCGGCTTGCCGTATTTGTTCGGGCGCCGATAGGTCATGTCTTCGGCGTTCAGACTCGCGAGAAAGCTTGTCGCAACGATCGTCGCGGCGCTCATGTCGACCGACGTCGGCCGGTAGAGCGTGAACGAACTGCCGAGCCGCTTCGCGACCTGCGCATATCCCTTGTAGACCTGGGCTTGTGCTTTGGCGCCGTCCATCAGACCACCAGCGCGATAGAACCGCCGCCGCCCGAGATGCCGAAGCCAGGTCCGGGCGGAATGCCGAAGAACGCGCACAGGCGCCGGCGCGTCGAGTCGAACAGCGCTTCGCGGTCGCGCTGCTCGTTTTTGTTGTGCGTCCATACCGCGGCGACGTCGGTATCGAGGTTGTCGCTCGTGCCGTAGATCGCCGTTTCGAGCGCGGTGAGGTTCGTCAGGTAGTTGACGACAACCGCCTCTTCGGCGTCTTGCATGTGCGACACGCGATATTCGAGCGTGCCGTAATGCTGATAAAAGCGATGCCCGAACGCTTGAACGGGATCGCCACCAAAGAGCGCAAAGCCGCAAAAGCGTCGAACATCGACCCGTTGAGCGTCGGTGAGCATTAGCCTTGCTCTCCATTGATGCCGAGCAAGCGCGCGCCGCGCTCGATCAGCAGTTTGATTTCGGCTTTTGCCGTCACGACTTCACCCGCGAGCCATGCTTGCAGGTCGCCGGCTTCGTCGTAAAAGCCGTGAGGCGCCGCGAGCGTCACCGATTCCGGGAGCGCGGGCGCATTCTTTGCCGCCTTGGCGGGCTTCGTGACCTTCGGTGCGTCTATCGGTGCATCCGAGGTCGCGAGAGGCGCCTGTGCGCCTTCTGGCGCGGTTGCGTCACTCATGATTTCCTCGTGAAGAGGGGCGCCGAAGCGCCCCATGACCGATTAGGCCGATTCGATCACGACAGCGCGCTTGTAATAGCTGTTCGTCGCGGTCGGGATGATGTTCTGGTTCGCCGTGACGTCGGTCGGAACCGCGAAACCGCCGATCCAATACCACGATTGCGCGATGATCTGTTGCAGGCGGTCGAGCGGCTCGCGCGTGACCATTGCAACGCCGTCGATCATTTCAATCAGCGCGTTGTCGTCGCCGATTTCGTTCTGCGTGATCGCCTCGTAATCGCCTTCGATCAGCGCGCCTTGACCGCACATGATGCCGCGGTGAACAGCGACCGAACCGAGCGTCTGTTGCGGTGCTTCGACGGTCGGGATGATGCGCAGGCCCATCAATTCCATGACCTGACCCGTCTGATACGCTTGCGAGCCGTACTGACCTTGATAGAGCAGCTTGAAGTCCGCATCCTTGAACAGACCCTTCAACTGCGCGTTGTCGGCGTAGAAGTTGTACAGGCCGCCGATCGTCGGCACGCGGTTGTTGCGCAGCACCGTCACGCCGGCGAGCAGGTCTTGCATCGTGAGCAGGTCGCCCGCGACGATTGCCGAGGTCGAGAGACGAGCGTTCGGACGCAGCACCGAAGCGGCGTTCGAGGCGATGACCGAGTTGCCGGCCGTCGCGTCGGCGACGGTCACGTTGCCCGAGAACGTCAGCGTGCCGCTCACGCCTTGCGGTGCGGTCGACACGTTCGAGCCGTCGACAGCGACGCCGGTCAGCGTGTAGCTGTTGCCGTTCGCGAAAACGACCGTCAGCGTGTTCGTGCCGGAGACCGGAACGAGAACACCGTTCACGCTCACGTACTGGAAGCCGCGCACGTCGTCGACAGCAACCGTTGCCGCCGGAGCGCCGAGAGTCGTGCGAACGCGGGTGTTGCCCGACAGGTATGCGCCGAACAGCTTGTTGCGCGCGAGGCGGTCGAGCGATTGCAGCGCTTGAACGCCGTTCACATGCGCGTTCTGAAGGAACTGCGACGCGATGCCGACGCGAGTCGTGACCATGTTCAGGTCCATCGTGTCGCCGTACATGTCGATACCGAGCGTGTACTGCTCGATCGTCCAACCGCTCGGCGTCAAGCCGTTGTCGAGGTTGGTGTTGCCGGCCGGGTTCAACGGAGCCGTAACGGGCGCCTTCAGGCCGCGGCGGGTCTTGGTGATCGTTTCACCGACCGCGTTCGCGAACTTCTCGCGATCGGCGACAGCGCGGTACGTGATTTGCGATTCGAGGCCCGATTGAAATTCGCGAGCCAGGAAACCTTGCTGAATCGCCGGTTGAAGAGCGGCGGGGAAATTGCTGATCGGCATGTGTGATGCGTCCTTAAAAGCAAAAAGCCCGCACAGTGGCGGGCTTCGTTGGATGGGTTACTGCTCGGTTTCGGGCGGGTTTAGCGCGACGCCTTCAGGTACGCCGCTTTCTGTGCCTCGTAATCCTTCGCGTCTGCGGTGCGAACATCGACCGGCTTCGGGTCGCCGGCAGGCGGCGTCTTGCTCGTGCTCGACGTGCTCACTGCGGCGAAGAGGTACGGTTTCGCTTTCTTCGCGGCGTCGAACAGTTCGTCGGCGCCGATGAGGTCGCCTTTCTCGTCGAGCTTCACGCCGGCGAGGTCGAGCACCTTCAGCGCGTCGTTCACGTCGACGACGCCGTGCTTTGCCGCGACCGCTTTCAATTCGGCGCGCAGCACGCGATCGTTCGCGGCTTGTTCGGCGGCGGTGAGCGCGTCTTTGCTGCCGGTTTCGAGTTCCGCGACCTTCGCTTTGAGCGTCGAGAGTTCGGTGTCGCGTTCGCTGATCTTCAGCCTCCACGACTTGTTTTCTTCGCGCAGTTCGCTCACGTACTCGCGGGAAAAAGACTCTTTCGGCGCTTGTCGGTTGTCCGGTGCGTTGCCGCCAGCGTCATCGCCATCGGCGCCGAGGCGGAACGTTGCGGAGAAGCCGAGCAGGAAGGAAAGGAGATTCGAGATTCGCATGTGTGTGGATTCGGGCATCTGCCCGCCCTAAAAATGAAAAAAGCCCGCATCGAGCGGGCCGTTCGGTGTTGCGCATCGAGCGCGATCAGTTGCCGGTGTTATCCGGCACTGGTTTCAGTGCAACCGCCTTCGCGACCTCGCGAGCGTCCGCATCAGCGGTTTCGCCCTTGATCCGCGCGAGTTCGGCGGGAACGTCTTCGACGTCGTATTGCTCGGCGATCGATTCCGTTGCGGTTTGCTTCGAGAGCAAGCCGCCCGACGTCAGTGCGCCGAGCGTCGTCGCTTCGTTGGTCTTATCTGCCCAGGTCGGGGCATACCATGCCGGCCATTTCAGCGCGAACGGCTTGTCGGTCTGGATGGCGGGAATCTTCTCGCCTTCGGAGTTGACCAACGCGGCTTTCTGCGACGCCTTCGCGATCATGCGATAGAGTTGCAGCAAGCCCTTTTCGCCGTATGAAATGCGCAGCTTGTCGGCGAGCCAGATAAGCGCCTGATTCATGAGTTCCATCGCGCGACCCGACTGCGCTGCGGCGATCTTGTCGGCGTCGGCCTTGTTGCCGTGAATCGATTCGAGCGCAACCTGTCGCGCGAGACGCACGTATTCGAGCAGCGCGTTCGTGCCGTCACCGCTCATTTCGAGCAACTTCGCGTCGCCGTCAGCGCCGACCGTGATCGCGTTGCCGGCGCCCTTGACGAGCGAGCCGCCTTGACCGGTTGCCGGCTCTTTAATCATCAGCGTCGGGTCGCTCGCGTACTTCAGCGCGCGCCCGCCTTGCGAGAGCAGGTAATCGAGTTCGATGTTCGTGTCGATCGCCTTCGAGAACGTGCATTTGCCGTCGATGTCGTCGCCGCCTGGCAGGTTGCGAATCCAGACGATAGGCACGAAGCCGAGCGAGTGCGAGACCGAGCGCGAGGCGTCGCGCGTCATCGTTTCCGGTTCGTTGCCCTTTGCGACTGGCATCGGCTCGAACCATGATTCGGCGCTTTGGTCCCACTCGCGCCGAAACCAGAAGTCTTTCGCGAGGTCGTCGTCGCCGATCGGATAGCCGAGCGCCTTCAGTGCGCGGCCCTTCGTCTTGTAGAGTTCGACGACTTTCGCGAGCGAGTCGGGCGCGTCGTCTTGCCACACCGGCGTGAGGTATTGCGTGTTGAGCGCGTCGAAGAACAGCCGATTTTTCAGCACGCGCATCAGCACCGCGACCGAGCCGACCGCGCCGCGCGTCGCCGCGTCGATCATGGTCTCGTTCAGGTGACAATCCTTCGCGATCGCTTCGAGCGCTTCGGCCGCGTCGGGGTTCTCGCTCGTGACCTTCGGAAAGTGTTCTTCGGAGAACAGCAGGCCGACAGAATCATCGACGACCGACGAGCAGAGCGCGTAACGCACTGACGGTCGGCGATCGCGCAGCGGAATGTACTCTTCGGCGTCGTTCTTCTCGGTGTGAAACGAGTAGGGCAGCACGTCGTATTGCGTGCCGTCGAGAATCGCCGTCAGGCATCCGATCAGGTGCGCTCGATCGGGCAAATCTTTATCTTTCGTGTGCCGCTCTTTGAGGGTTTGCCACATCAGTGAATCCGGTATTGTGTGAGATGGGTCGAGCCGATCACGCCATCAGGAACGCGCGTCATGACTGCGGAAACCGTGTCGAAGCCCGTTTGCTCGAACACCGCTTCGAACAGCCGCGGCTCATGTTCCGGTTCGTAATGCTCCATTTGAAGCAACGTCGAATAGGTCTTGATTTTCATGTGCCGCCTCGATGCGCTTGCGCGCGATGTCGAAATAACCGGGATCGCGCTCGATGCCGATGAACTTGCGGCCGGTGTTGGCGCATGCGACGCCAGTCGTGCCGGAACCCATGCAGTTATCAAGCACCGTGTCGCCTTCGTTCGTGTACGTGCGAATGAGGTATTCCATCAGCGCGACCGGCTTTTGTGTCGGGTGAACCGTTCGCGACTCACTCGCAACGCTCAGGATTGAATGCGGGTATCCATCAAACTCCTGCAGCACGTCACGATCAGAGGGGCGGGCGCCCTGAACGGCGTCCGAACTGCCGCCTTTCTTTCGGATGGTCGGCGCCTCTTTGCGTCGAAGCCCTTGCGGGTTGTATGTCATTCTGCGAACGCCTAGCAGCGACGCATGGCCCATTGGAGCGCCCGAGAATACGCAAACATCCTCGTGCTTTTTCATCGGCTTGTTCTTCGCGTGAACATGACCGGTAGCGCGCGTCTTTTCCCACACGAGGCAATACTTGAACATTTCCATGTTCGACGCGATCAGCGCCGTCGTGAACGGCTGGCTCGCGGTAAGCACAATCGCCGCGTTCGGCTTCGCAATGCGCCGGTATTGCGTCCAAAGTGCATCGAACGGAATCACCGAATCCCACTTGCAAGCCGTCGTGCCGTAAGGCAAATCGCACAGGATCAAATCGACCGACGCCGGCGCGAGCGTTTCCATCACCTGAAGGCAATCGCCCAGGCGCAAGTCATGAGTCATGTTTTATCGGTTCATGTGCTCGGATTGATGGCGTTGCGCCGGTATCCAAACGTGTTTTGTCCACAGGTAGTAACCGACCGAATCAGGCATGTGATCCGCGCCGCTCTTCTTCTCGGGCTGCCCGGTGTTCGGGTCATACACAAGCTGCTCGAAGCACTGGATGACGTTCTCGCACGACGGGTCGACGAAATAGCGCCGCACGCGGTTCGCGTTGAGCAGCCAGCCGTTCACGTAGTTGATGCGGTCGCGAATGAGCGGGTGCGCGTTCATGTGAATGACGCGGAATCCCTTTTCGCGCAGAATCGAAATGTCCGTCTTTCCCTGCGCGCTCGTTTTCTGCTGCGTGCCGGCCGGGTCGGGATAGATCGTGATGTGCGAGAGGTCCGGCTTATCCGGGTCGAACGATGGGCGCCCGTAGCGCGCCGCAATCTTGTCCGCGAGGTCGTGCGTGTTGCTCGTCATCTCCGTGAACTCGCCGACGCACCAGATTTCGCCGTTCGGCTGCTCCTGGTGAACGCTCGCGCTCATCGGGTTGACGTTAAAGTCCATGCCGATGTGAAGCGGCAGCGCCGGGTTATACGGGCATGGCTTCACGCTCTGCGCGCGGTCGAAGCACAGATAGACCGTGCCTTGCGTCAGGTTGACGAACTCGCCGCGCAGATACGCCGCGATCAACTGCGGCGGGTATGAGTCCATCAAGCCCTGAATGTAGTCATCGGGCAGGAACGGATTCGAGGCGGTCGCAGCTTGCAGCATGCGATAGCCGTTCTTCGGGTCTTTTTTCCACGTCTTATACGTGAACTTGAACCCTTCCGGCGTCGTGTACGCGCTGACGCGGTTCAGCATCTTTTTCCACTTGCCGTCCGCCTGCTTCACGCGCACGCGCTGACGATTCCGCGCGATGATCTTTTGCCAGGCGAGGCGGGCTTTGTCTTCGGGCAGCACATCGAGTTCGTCGACGTGCGCGCGGTAGCTCTCATATCCGACGATCCGCGCCGGGTTTTCGAGCGTGCGCAACACGAAGTCGCCGATACCGCTCGACGACGTGTAAATGATGTTCTCGGTCTTGTTGTATTTGTACCGAACGCCGATTTCGGAGAGTTTTTCCTCCATTCGCGGCGCCATGATGAGGCGTATCAAGTCGTATGTCGGTTCGTACAGCGCGACCATCGCCGTCGACGAGTGCATGGCGTCGCGCACCGCGCAGTTCGCCATCGTTTCCGACTTGCCAGTGCCGAAGCCCGCGACGAAGGCGCAATACTTTTCCTCCATCATGAAAAACTCAGACTGCGGCGCGGTCATGACGAGATTAAGCCTCTTCGTCATTGCCTTCGTCCCGGTACAGGTGCACGTTCTCAGCCGTGACGACGTGAACGGCAATCTCCGTCACCGGCGAGTCGTCGGCGTCAGGGTTCTCGCGCGCGAGCTTCGCCAGTTCTGCGCGCGTGCGTTCGAGCGATTCCACGCGCCGCGCGATGCGCTCGACGTGCTCGCCGTAGTCGACGCGCTTGCGCACCGTTTCATCGCCTGGGCCGAACTCGGACGCCTCGCGATCGTGACGCTGCACGACTTCGAGGCCGTCGACGTCGCTCTCGAACGCCTTCGCTTCAGCATCGAGCGCGCGGCGCATGCGGAACCGCAGCAGCGTTATTTCCGCGTCAAGCGTGCCGATGCGCGCCGTCACCGCGTCGAAGTCGCCTTTTTCCTCGTCGGTCAGGAACTTCCCGTAAATGCCATGTTTCGTGGCGTGTTGGTTCTGCTTGGGCGCCCCGTCCGATGCGCCGCCGTGAATGCGGCAGACGGTTTTACCTGGGACCGCCTTCGCTTGGCACTGCGCGCCAGTGGAGCGCGCGAACGCCTTGCATTGCGCGCGCTTCATTGAATCTCCTGTTGACATATGCTCTCGTTCGGGTAGTATTTCAGCACAGCACAACCCGAAAGAGAGGATACGAATGAAACCGTTTGATTTGGAGCGCGCCAAAGCAGGCGCAAAGTTGGCGACGCGCAACGGGCGGGGCGCCCGATTCATCGCGCACGAACCCGGATGCGCATACGACCATCGCGTGCTCGCGCTTATCGATGGCGACACCGCTGTTTCGGCGTTCACGGAGGGCGGCGCCTACTTCACCGACACCGAGACGAATGCCGATCTTTTCATCTCACCCGAAACCCGCACGCTGTACGTCAACCTCTTTCCGGGCGGTCACGCCGACTGGTTCGACACCGAAGCCGAAGCCCGCGCCGGTCTCAACGCCCGCGCGCTGAAAATCGCCGTGCCGGTCACCTTCGAGGTCTGACGTGCCCTATGTGAAGTGGTGGATTTACCGGGGCGCCGCGCTTGTCGCGACGCTGATGCAAACGACCGAGAGCGGGGCGCTTGAACTCGCCGCGCTGATGACGCAGATTCCGAGCGGTCAACTGATCGCGCAGACTAGGGAGCGGAAATGACAGACAACAAACGCGCGGCAGACGATGCGGAGCGGGAAAAATTCAATGCTTGGTTCAAAAGCGAACACACCCGCATGGCGGTGAGTCCGTCTTTCGCTTGCAAGGCGTGGGCGCGTGCGGCATGGCAAGCCGCGCTGTCGTCCCGTGCCGATGGCGGCAAGGATTCGAGCGATGCGCGGGATGCGGAGCGGTATAGGTGGCTCGTTGTTCGCGGCCAAGTCAATAGCTCCAAGATCGACGCCGCCATTGCCAAGGAGAAGAAATGACAAAAGATCAAATACGCACAATTTTCATGCAGCGTGGCTTCACGATCAAAGAAGGTCAAGATGACCTCAAGGATTACGTGTATGAAGCCGCAAACGACTTGATCCGCGCGCGAGACGAGGAAGCCCGCGCCCTTCTAGCCGATGGTGGCAAGGGTGAGGCGCAACCGATCGACATTCTGCTTGATCGGCTTAAAAGCGGAGGCGATTACACGACGCCACTCACCACCCCGCAAGCCGAGTGCGCACCGCGTGAGGCGCAGCCGGAGCCGGAAAGCGCTTGCAATCCCGCCGACATTTGCGCCGGTTGCCGATGCGAGTACAGCCAATCCGCCGCCCCTACGCCTGAGCGTGCGGACGCCGAAACAGCGGTGGCGTGGCAGCCAATTGAAACAGCGCCGAAAGATGGGCGCATGTTCTTGGGGTGGGTGAACGCTGTTCAATATGGCGAATCGGACGAAGGGCGTCAATTCGAGGCGGACGTATCCGATCACGATTTCTGTCAATGGCGCGATCATGGCGGTTACTTCGAAAACATGATGGGCCGAGTCGGAGACGCATCGCACATCACGCACTGGATGCCGCTACCGGCCGCCCCTAGCACAGCAGCAGGCGCGAGTGAGCGTGCGGACGCCGACACAGCGGGGGCGTGGACTTACGATCAGGTCGTAATGCTTTGCGAAACTGATGGGGTGCCTCTTCCCGTCGATTTTATCGAATGGGTCGCAGAGAAAATGACCAGAGCAGCAAACGAAGCGTTTATTGCAGCAGGCGCGAGTCAGGAGCGTGCGGACGCCGGGAAGGATGCGGCGCTGACGGATGAGCAGATTCGGGACATATGGTTGCGTGAGACAGGTTTCGACGAACAAGCGGCACCTTTCGCGATTCTCGAATTCGCCCGCGCAATCCTAGCCGCGAACAAGGAGACGCCTGAGCGTGCCGAGCCGCGTGCGCTGACGGATGAGCGAGCAAAGGAAATCGCGCAACAGGTTCACGCAGAATGCTCGCGGATTCCGGGTGCGACGTTCTATAACGCGGCGATGAGCGCCATCGAGCAGGCAGTGAAGGAGCGCAAATGAGCAAGCCGCATAACCACTACTTCAAGCCGTGCCCGTTCGAGTCGATCGACGTCTATCGCGTGCTCGACCTGTTCGCTGTGACCGATCCGTGCCTGCAACACGCGACGAAAAAGCTGCTCGTCGCCGGCGGTCGCGGTCACAAGGGCATCGAGCGCGACGTTCAAGACGTGATTGACTCGCTCGAACGCTGGAAGGCGATGCGCCTCGAAGAAACCGCCGCAATATGCGCAGAGCACGAGCGCCTAGACGCTCGCGACCTCTAACCGATACTCTGCGTCATGCGCTCGTCATCCGACCGGATGGCGGGCCGTTTGCGCGCTAGAATCGAATCTCACGCCCGCCAGGGCATCACGAGAGAGACCATGAAAACGATAATCGCCGCAGTTCTCGCCGCAGCTTCGCTCAACGCGCACGCCGTCATTTACAGCCCGCCCGATGAAAAGTGTCCCGATGGCGTCATCTGGTCCGATGGCATGCGCTCATGCCGGCATCTCGACGAAGAGCGCCAGCGCGCGAAGATTTCCGAGGCGAACGAGCGCTATGCGTCGAAGCGGATTCAGAGCATTCCCGGCATTTGCACAGGTGACGATTGCAATCACGTCGTCAAGATTCAGCATTGGGACGCGCGAACCGGCGCGATGCTGAACTAACAGCGAAAATAGTTATTGACTGTGCCATCTCTCCGTGAGAGTATTTGTCTCACGCGCTGACCGCAGCGCAGAACCGGAGAGATGAAAATGAACGCAAACCAAATCGCATACGACGCAGCGCTCGACACTTTCCGCGCAGCTTCGGCAAAGTTTCGCGCCGTGACCGCGGCATACCGCGCGCTGGAAATCGGCGACGACGAATTCTTGGCAGCAAAGGCGGTTTTCAACGCAGCCCTGGCAGCGAGCGACGAAGCCGAAGCGATCTACGTTGCGAACTACGTCGAAGAGGCGGAAGTCGAAGAAGTGATCGAGTCGACGCAAATCGACCTGTTCGCTTAACATGACCCGCCTCGCGTACTACCGCCACCTTCGCGCGCAAGGGTTCGCCGCCCTTGACGCGTTCCGATACATCAAGCATTGGAGCGCGTAGGAGAGCAGCAGCGCGCCCCGACCAAGTGCGGGCGCGAGCACCACCAGCAAAGGACCTCGCGCGCGTCACCGGGTTAATTCACCCGCGCGAAGTTCGTTCGTCCGTGTTCACCATGCAATTTCACACTTGCCGCATCGTATGCGCGCGCAGCTTCAATCTCAGTCGGAAACAAGCCCAAATATTTCGATGCGCCATCGCTTCGAATAAGAACCTGCCATTTCCTTCTGCCTACGTGCCACGAAACACCCTTAAATCGGGACGTCGCATTTTCGAGCCGTTGCTTCGGCAGGTTCTTCATGTTCTGACCGTGCGTCACGATGCGGAGATTCGCCCGCCGGTTGTTCAGCGGGTTTCCGTCGATATGGTCGACCTCATCACCTTCGCGCGCGCCCATCAATATCCGATGCAGCGAGAGCGTCGCAGCCTTCCCGTTGATCCGCTTGCCATACACGACATAGCGACGCCCATGCATCAGGCGCCAATTGTGCGCGAGCATCACATGATCGTCGGCGTCATCGACATCGACGAGCATTCCTCGAACGTTGAACGTGCTCACTCACAATCCCCCGAAACTAATTTTCCCGCCCGCACCACCTTTCGCGTCGAGCGGATGCGGTCGAATCACGATCGGGTAATTGCGCATCGCCTTCACCTCTTCGCGCAGTTCCCGCACCTCTTTCAGCACGTCATCGAGCGTTGTCGCGGGTTTCATCAGCACGTCGTCGCCTTCCATCACCCAAACCTCGCAATGCGCATCCCGAGAATGTGCGCGTAGTCCCGCATGTGGCTCAACTGAACGCCGAGCAGGTGACGATCGATGTCGCCCAGGTCGCGATATGCGCCGCTTCCGAAGAAATCGCAGAGCTTGCCGATCCGCGCGTCGAGTTCGGCTTTCTCGTCGATCACGTGTTGTTGCCAGTCGGGGCGGCACGCGCCGCACATTGAGCGCTCGGCACTCATGCAACGCGGTTCGCTCGTCGTGTCGACCAGCATCGAGAACCCGGCTTCGTCCATCATCTCTTTCTCCGAACAGCGAAAACGGCGATTGACTGTGCAAATAGAAATCCCGACCATGCGGTGCTTTGCAGAGGGTCGGGACGTATTGAGGCGAGAGCGGCCGAGATAGTCCCAACCCGACGCAGCTGGAATTCAATCCAGCGACCTGCGCTTGACTCTCATGTGACGATCCGACCTAGAGCGGATTTCAGGTCCGCCCGGCGCCAGCCTGTTTTGTCAGTCAGCGCGTCACATGAGACTCCGAAGGTAGGGAAGGAACGCAGAGCGGCGCGCGACCTTATCGCCACTTTCGGCCGAAAGCCCTTCGGCACATCGGCGGTAGGCGGAACGCTTTCGCATCACTCGCGCATTCACGCGCCGCGCCCCTTCCCATGATCGAGTTACCGCAGGAACTTCACGATCGGCAGCACGACGATCGACAGCACGCCGACCGCGCCAGCGACCCAGGCGGCGCCGAGCGCGAGACCGATCACCAGTTCTTTCGCGTGATAGAGCGCGGCCGATGCGCGGCGGATTCGAATTGCTTTCATGCTGCGGTTCCTTCTGTGATCGTCACGCACTCGCCAGGCGCTTTCGCCTCACGGATATGCGGCGCCTCGCGTTGCAGATACTTTTCGTCGTATGCCGGCTTGCGGTCAGGTTCGCCGCCCGGCTCTTCGTCATCCTTCGTGGGCGCGATCGCGAGCAGAACGTGTTCAGCGATGCGGCTTGCCGGCCCGAGCGCGCGCGACACTTCGAGAGGGTCTGATTCGCCAGTCATGACGCGCCTCACAAGGCCAGTCATCGCAGCCCGGTATTGCATCGTGTGATCCGCCCAGGCGGGTTCGCTATGCCGGCCGGTGTCGATGTGCCACTGCCGAACGACTTCATGAAGGATTCGCGCGCATGTTCCGGGAGTCATCTAAGCCCTCGCATTGGTGTGAGATGCAAGGCATGACCGAAGGGAACCGCCCCTGTCGTCGAATACCCTGCGACGTGCAGAGCATATCGTATCATATCCGCGAGATAGTTTAGAAGCGCATTTTTCATCGGTATTTGCCCTATCGAATCACAGCGAGATATTCTGTTGACTGTTGGAATCTCTGTGCGATATGATTCAATCACTGGATCAACACCGCGAGGGACCGAAATGCTGCGCTACTATGACGACTTCGAAGCCGACAACTACGACGAAGAAGAGATGACAGACGAAGAGCGCCGCGCAGCACGCGACGAAGCGCAAGCCGATCGACACTTTGCCCGGATGGATGACTGATGAACCGCCCGCAACTGAACAAGCTCCCGAAACACCTGCTCGTCGAGCTTCACCGCAAGGTGATCGGGGCGCCCGGCGACTATGCCCGGAACCCGAAAGAGCATTACGTCGACGCGCTCGAAGCGCGAGGCTCGGCAGAACTTTCCGACGCGCTCGCGACCATCGAGCGCAAGCCGCGCAAGGCTTCGCAGCGATCCATCGACAAGAAAAACGCACTGGCGAATGCGCGCGAGTTTCACGCAATCGCAAGGGCGCTCGTTTCCTGGGGTGATGACCTCGCCAACAATCCCGAAGCTATCCGCACGCTACAGGCGCGCGCGAAAAAGGCGCTCGGATAAATTCGGCTTGCCCGTCAACCTGGACGGGCTTCCGACCGTTTGCATTGTGATCTAGTGGCATAGACCACGCCGCGCCGCTCCGTTGAGCGGCTTTCGTCATTTGACGCCTGAAACATCGCGCGGTCGCGCAGTTGAGCGCACCGCCCTTCGGGGAAAGGGCAGCACTTGGCCTTCCTTCGGGTCTCGCGCCTCGCCATCTTTCGAGAGGGGAGAGGGTCGCGAGAGAGATGACCGCGGCGCATTGCGCACCAGACAAAGCGCGAGACCCGAAGGGATCGGTTACGCCGATCAGTCGGCCCGATGTGGACTCGGGACTTGTGTCGCAGCGGGGCAAAAAGAAAGGGGCGCCAGCCTTTTAAGCTCGCGCCCCTTCAAGTACTACCCGGAGAATTCGGTACGGATTACTTCAACATGACAAAATTGTAGCTCCTTGGAACACCCCTGTCAATACCCCTGAGAGATGAAACATCTCCGAACGATTTAATGCGTTGCGCAGTGGCAACGAACGAACTCCCGACGCTCTTCAAGACTTAGCATGCTGAACGCCGCGGCGAATTCCTCTTCGGTCATCACACGCGGCGCCTCGATCAGCGCGCTGTCACTCAGTTGGCCCTTTACAGCTACGTTTTGCTCGCTCAACATTTTCTTCTTTCCTTGGGTCTTGATCGACGCCGCCGCCGACTGAACAAATCATACCTTTAGGTGATTTGCATTACAAGGAAATGATGCGAGGAAAATAACAGTTTGTTACGGGGTAACGGGAAAAATTACCCTGTCTTTCTCCTGTCTTTTCTGTGTTTAGCCGTGCAACTTTGTCCGCAGTGCGCGCAGGATCGCCGTTTGTGCGGCGAGCGGGTCGCGTCGGTAAAAGTCGATTGCGGTTTCCAGGAACTCTAATTCGTCCGCGTCGGTGGGGTGCGCGATCGCGGCGGATTGCTCTGCGTTGCTTGCTTGGACTGGCGCAATCGTCTCCGGCTCTCGTCTCTTCTCGTGCTGCTGATCCATCCAGCCATGAGGGAGCTTTAGCGCCTCTTCCATGAGTCGGGCCGTCTTCGGGCCGATGTTCTTATATTGGGTGTTGATGTGCGACATGTACGCCTCGCGCACGCCTAAGCGCTCTCCGAACGCCTTCATCATGCCTTTCTCCGGTGCGCCTGGGTCGTCGCGCCGAACCTCATCTTTGAAACGCTCGAACAAAACTTTGAAGTTTTTGAAGCGAATTGAATTGATGTCCATTAGGTAGCTCCGGCCGTAACAAATATTATATTTTGGGTCTGATGGGAGGAAACATATCACGCCGGTACGTCAGTTGCAACTTTTTCAATCAGTAATATCACTGTATGAAGGTAATACAAATGCCCGCTTAACTCTCTTTTTGGCTTGCATACTCTCTTAAGGGTGGCTATACTCTCTCCATCGACTACCGGAGAGGGGTGACAAATGCAAGGCCAAAAGAACATGTACGGCGTTCCAGCAGAGTACGACACACAGATTCGAGCACTTCCGGCGCTGACCGCTCACCGGGTCTGGAAGCAAGCCGGAACGCCCGTCATGATGGCAATTTGTGAGGCGGCGGGAGTGAGCTACAGGGGTTTCGAGATGGTTCGCATTGGACAAAAGAACCTCTCGTATGCAAGCGCTCGCGTGCTCCAGTACGGGATTTTTATGTCGCTCGGCGTCGCCGTCGACCTCGATACTCTGTGCAACGCGATCAACTACCGCGAGCACCAAGAAGAATTAGCGCGCCAGGAGTTCGAAGCGGCAAGGGCGGTCGCGTGAACTACTACAAACATCACATCGGCGATTACAAGGCGGCGACAGCGCATTTGACGCTGATCGAACACGGCGCCTATCGGCAACTGCTCGACCTCTACTATCTCGACGAAAAGCCGCTCCCGAAAGAAACCCAACTGGTTTTTCGTCGGTTATGCGCTAGAACCCAAGATGAGCAAAACGCCGTCGAAATCGTGCTGCGCGAGTTCTTTCAAGAGACCGAAAACGGGTGGATGCACAAGCGCTGCGAGTCGGAACTAGCGCAGTACAGCGCGAAGGCGGACGCCAACCGAGAGAACGGAAAGCGAGGCGGGAGGCCGAAGAAAACCCAGATGGTTTCTGATGGAAACCCAAGCGATAGCGAAAGCGAACCGAAAATAACCTTAACCACTAACCATAAACCACTAACCACTAACCAAGAACCAGAAGAAGATTCTCCTTCGGAGAATAAGCGCGTGCCGCGCTTCAATGCCCGCAAATACCTTGTCGACAAGGGTGTTGACGAACAAAACGTCAACGACTGGCTTGCAGTGCGCAAGCAGAAGGGTCAGGCGAACACGTTGAGCGCGATGCAGCTTGCCGAGAGCGAGGCATTGAAGGCCGGGGTTTCGCTGAACGACGCGATTCGCTTCAGCGCACAACGCAGCTATGCCGGCTTCAAGGCGGCTTGGCTGGCGAACGAGCAGTCGGGCGAGCGACCGAGCGCCCATGACCTTGCGCAACAGGTTCAGCGCACAGCGGGGCCGCGCCAGTCGGGCGGGTACGTGAGCAAGCAGGAGCAACTCGAACGCAACAACCGCGCCGTTGTCGAGCGATTCGCAGCGCGTCTACAGGCCGAAGAGGCCGCAAAGGGGAATAGCGATGAAACAGAGTGATCAACTTCGCCTTGCCGCAGTGCTGGCGGACGTGCATGCGTTCTACCGGCAGGATTTTTCCGAGTTCGCGCTAACCGTCTGGACGCAGGCAATGGCGCCGTTCGACGTTGCTGCGGTCGAGCGCGCGCTCGGTCAGCACGCAATGAACCCCGATTCGGGGCAGTGGTGCCCGAAGCCCGCCGACATCGTGAAAATGCTGCAAGGGTCGACAAAGGATTCGGCCAATACCGCATGGTCGGCCGTCGATTACGCGATTCGCACGCGCGGAGACCAATATTCGGTCGTGTTCGACGATCCGCTCGTGCACCGCGTCGTCGAGGATATGGGCGGCTGGATCAAGCTCTGCCGCGTCGACGTCGAGCAGTACCCGTTCACGCAGAACGAGTTCGTGACCCGGTATCGGGGCTACAAGATGCGCGGCGAGGTTCCGCCCTATCCGGCGAAGCTCATCGGCGCACCGGAGGATTTCAACGCTCGCCAGGGGTATCCCGTTGCGCCGCCGGTGCTGATCGGCGACGCCAGAAAGGCGCAACTCGTTTTGCAAGGCGGCTCGAATTCGCCGCGCATCGCATTCACCGAAGCCGGTCGCTTTTTGCCCGCTTCCACTACCCGCGCGAGAGTAATTGCGTTAAAATCTCCTGAGGATATTTCAGCGTAGGCATGCCCAATGATCGCACCGACCAGCATTCAAGCACGCGACGAGCACGAAGCCGAAGGCAAGGCCGATCGGCAGCGCATCGCCGTCGCGCGCTTTCTGCGGACGATCTACCCGGCCGGCGTCACGCGAAACGCCATCTCGCGCGCGCTTCGCCTTCCGATTCAATCCGTCACCGGTCGCGTGAACGAACTGCTCGCGACTGGCGCTGTGATCGAGCCGGGCGCCAGGATCAAAGACCCGATCACGCGCCGCACATGCAAGCTCGTCGCGAGCGCGCCGGACCTGTTTTCATGACATGGGAGCGCCGCGGCGACACGCGCGACCCGATGATCGTGCTCATTGAGCGCGAGGAACGAAACCCGACGTGCCGACAATGCGTTTGGTCGATCGGCAAATATGATTTTTTAGGCGAGGCGATATGCGCACAGAACAAGCCAATGCGGGAACGGTGCGGAGAATGGCGGTCTTTACAAGCGTACATCGAGCGCTCGAAAGCATCTTCGAAACGCTCGCACTGATCGACGCAATCAAAGTGCCCGGCTATTCCGAGTCCGTTGCGCGCTCGACCGTTGTCGATAAGGTCGAATGGTCCGATCGCGTCACAGAAGCCGCTTGGGCGATGCAGGCGATCGACTCGACCCTGACCGCCATCGAGCGCGCCGCGATCGTCGCGCGCTATCACCGCGACCCAGGCACATTGCGCCGGTACGAGGGACGCCGGTGGAGCGCGGCGAAGGCCGACGATGCCGACCAGAAGCACGCGCACGCGCTCGCGCTGCTCAAACTGCACCTGACGCACATGCACGCGAAATCCGAGCTACTCGAAGCCGTGATAGATCGCGAATTCGTGTTCGGCGAATCGTACATGCCGACAACGGAACAGATTGCCGAAGACATGCGCGGCCCGACGACTCAGCGGATTGGCAACGTGCACAAGCCAGCGAACCGAGAGATTGGTGACGCTCACGGCGTTTCGCACATGGCCGTATCCCGCCTCGCGCAGAAGGTCGCGCGCGCCGTGCGCTCTCTCGAAGTGCGGGCGCACGCAGCGCTGAAAGAGCGTTTCGCGGAGCTTGGATTCGTGCCGCGTTAATTTCATCTCTCTCGGATAGAAAGTGCTTGACACTACCTATCCGAGTGATATGATTCATCTCAGCAGCACACACACAACAGCGAAAGGAAACACGATCATGAGCCAAGCAAAAACCCTCCCGCAGTTCAAAGAACTCATCGAAGCCGCGCGCTTCAGCGCAAAGAGCGGCGTCGACGTCGCGAACATGCTCATCGAGCAAGACGGCGCATCCCGCAAGACCCATCAAATCTATCTTCGCCAGCAGCAGGAGCGCGCCGCTGAAATCGAGCGCCAGATCGAGCGCCTTGAGCGCATGGCGACGTTCTTCGAACAGGTGTTCGCATGACCGCCCGCGCGTTTGATTGGGCCGTTGCGATCGCCTTCGGGCTTTTCCTTGGCTACATGGCGGCGAAAGGAATCGCGCCATGAATGACGACGATCGCGAAGTGCAGCAACACCTCGAAGAGCAGCAACGGCAATACCTCGAAACCACCGGAGAAAATCAAAATGAGCAACACACTGAAAGTGTACGAAGCAATTTGCAATGTGACTTCTGATATGTCCCGCGAGGGCATTGCGAAGAACAACCGCAACCAGCAACAAGGGTACAATTTCCGAGGCATCGACGACGTGTATAACGCGCTGTCACCGCTGCTCGCGAAACACAAGCTCGTCGTCATCCCGCGCATGATGAAACGCGAATCGACGGAGCGCACGACGAGCAAGGGCGGGGCGATCTTTTACACGGTCGTCGAAGCTGAGTTCGATTTCGTGAGCGCTGAAGATGGGAGCCGGCACACGGCGCGCACGTTCGGCGAGGCGATGGATTCGGCCGACAAGTCGACGAACAAGGCGATGAGCGCCGCGTACAAATACGCCGCGTTCCAGACCTTCGCGATTCCGACTGAAGGCGACAACGACGCGGACGCGACGACGCACCAGGTCGCGCCGACGGTGAGCGAGGCCGATGCGAAGGCGCACGTTGACGCCATCAAAAAGGCGACGACCGGCGACGCACTGCGCGCAGCATTCCATACCGCGAAGGCCGCAGCCGAAGCGGTGAACGACCGGCCGGCATTCGAGCGGTTCGTGACCGCAAAGAACGAGCGCGTCGCGGAGATGCAAGCCGCGGCGGCACAGAAAGCAGCAGAAACGCAACCCGCTTAAAAGGAGCGAACAAACATGGCTTCATACCAAAAAGTGATCGTCGTCGGCAACCTGGGGCAAGACCCGGAGGTTCGCTATCTCACGAACGGCGACGCCGTTGCGAACTTCAGCGTCGCGGTCTCCGAGAACTGGAAAAACGCGGCCGGCGAGGCACAGGAGCGCACCGAATGGTTTCGCGTCGTCTGCTTCAAGCGCCAGGCGGAAATCGCCGGCGAATACCTGCGCAAGGGCGCGCAAGTGCTCGTCGAAGGCAAGATGCAGACGCGCAAGTATCAGGCGCAAGACGGAACCGATCGTTACGTGACGGAGCTTCGCGCCGACACGTTCAAGATGCTCGGATCGCGCAACGACAGCCAGGGTGAGCAGCCGCGCAACCCGAGCACCGGCGCACCGCGCCAGCAGCGCGCGAACACCGGCACGCGCCCGGCGCCCGCGAAGCAACAGCCGAGCGGCGGCGGATTCGACGAGATGGACGACGATATTCCGTTCTGAAATCGGGTGTTTTTTTCTGTTGCATGACTACCTTTGCGTGAGTATGATTCCGCAAAGGTAGTTCAACCGGAGAGGAAAATGACAACAAGCATCACCGGGTTTGACCCGATCGCCGCCAGCGTTGCGGCACTCAAAGCAAAGTTTGAGAACGTCACCTATGACGTGACGACGACGGACGGCATGAAAGCGGCGAAGGCCGATCGCGCGGAACTGAAAGAATTCCGCCTGGAAGTCGAAGCCGTGCGCGTGCGCCTGAAGGAACCGCATCTGCTCGCGGGCCGCGAAATCGACGATCACGCGAAAACGCTGACGAAGGAAATCACGACGCTCGAAGCCGCGCGCGACGAAGTGATTCGCGCCGAAGAGCGCCGCAAAGCGCAAATCAAAGCGGAGAGGGAACGCGCCGAGCGCGATCGCATCGCCGCCGAAGAGCGCGCGAAGGCCGCGGAGCGCGAAGAGCAGTTGCGCCGCGAGAACGAAGCGCTGCGCGCGCAGATTGAAGCCGCGAAGGCGCTCGAACCGGCGGTCGTGACGGTGCTCGACGACGGCACGTTCGAACCGGTCGCGACTGGCGTTCCGGCCGCGCACGATCCTGCGCTGCTCGACCTGATGGCTGACGACGGCTTTCGCCCGAGCAAGCCGGCGGCTCCTGCATTCGCTCACCGTCCGCAATTCGAGTCGCGCGCCGTGCGCCGGTTGTCGTTCGACAGCTTGCCGACAGCGAACGAGGTTGCCGCCGCTCTGAGCGCGCACGCGAAGCAACGCACGAACGTCCGACACGTTACAGACGTGCTCGAAGCAATCCGCTCGATCATGAGCAAGGGGGAGTGACCATGAGCGCGAAACATACGCCGCTCGTGAGCGGCGCATATTGCAGCGAGTGCGGAGCTTACGCGCAGGCGATTCACTTGCACCAGTGCCCGCCGCCGTTTCAGGTCAAGCGCGATTTGGAACTCGACTTTATCGCCACAGTTTTCGCGAATGACGAAGCTGAAGCCGCCGAGAAGTACGCCGAGCACCTCGACAGCGGATTCGGCGGCGGCCCGCAGGAGCGCGCGATTATGGCGCGCCGGCCGGGCGCCGAGCACTGGAAACGATTCAATATCACTTTCGACGTCACTGTCGACTATTTCGCACACGAGCAATAAATGACCGAACAGACCAAAAACAGCGCCGAAGCCCTGATCGAACTGCGCGCAGCGCTGCACAAACTCGACCAGTCGATGACGAGCGGCGTGAATGCGGAGAGCGCGAAACTCGCCGCAGAAGTCGCGCGCCTCGCCGTTACGCTGGAAAACATCGTTGTCGACGAGCGCTGCGAAACTCTCGCCAAGCAAATTTTGGCGCATGCGGAACGCATCTCCGCTTGACGGTATCGCACCGCAAAGGTATTCTATCAACGTCGTCACAGCAGGAGCGCCTTTAGAGCGCTCCCATTTTTCGACTACACAACTACCCGCGAGAGATGATATGAACCAGCAACTCGAAGTCGTGTTTGATTTAGAGACCGTGCCGAGCCAGAACCCGGAACTGCTCGACTCGATCCGCGCTGACCTGCGCGAGAACTTCAAAGCGCCGAGCGACATGACCAAGGAACGCGCGTGCGCCGAACTCGGCATGACCGACCCGAATGAGGTCAAGTTCACGTCGAAGGCGCGCGCACTCGAACTTTGGGTTGATCGGTTCCGCGACGAAAAGCTCGAAGCGACCGCGCTCGAAACGCTGCACAAAACATGCTTCGACGGCGCGCTCGGACAAATCGCGGTCATTGGCTTCGCGCTCGATGACGCGCCCGCGATGGTCTATCAAGCCGACTCGCTCGACATCGCCGCCGAGATGCGGCTTATCAGCGACTTTTTCACGACGCTCGAAGAGGCTTATTCGCCGTCGTCGATGCGCAATCCGCTGTTCATCGGTCACAACGTCGCCGGCTTCGATCTGCCGTTTTTGTTCAAGCGCGCCGTCGTGCTCGGCATCAAGCCGCCGGCGTTTATCCCGTTCGGCGCCGCCCCCTGGGCCGACAGCGTGTTCGACACGATGGTTCGATGGGATTCGCGCAATAACGTGTCGCTCGACAAACTCTGCAAGGCGCTCGGCGTGCCGGGCAAAACGGAAGGGATGAATGGCGCCGACGTGTGGCCGATGATCCAGGCCGGTCGCATCGGCGAGGTCGCGGCTTACTGCCTCGATGACGTCGACGCCGCGCGCAACGCGTTCCGCCGGATGACGTTCCGCCCGCTGCCGGTCGCGCCGGTCGTCATGCAGCTTGAGGATGAGTTCGCATTTTGACCGAGCAACACCGCGCGGAATGCTATCAACGGTTCCGCGACGCAGTGCGCGATGGTCGCGCCGGCTATTACGGGAAAGCCGGCGCGCTCGTCGAGAGGATAAGGGCAGAGCACGGCGAGCAGGCCGCGCAAATCGCCCGAAGAGAACTGAACGCGTACATCAAAGACGACAAACGGATATGAAAGAGGCAAAGCGCGGCGTCGAGCATGTTCCGACCGAATCGACGGAGCAAATGATGTTCTTTCAATGGGTGAGGACAGCGTTCCCGAAACTGATCGCATTTCATGTGCCAAATGGCGGGAAGCGCTCACTGCGAACCGCGGTGCGCCTGAAGAAAGAAGGCGTCACGACCGGGATTCCCGACATCATCATCGGCAAGGCATGCGGCATTTACTGCGGCATGTACATCGAACTGAAGCGCCAGAAGGGCGGCGCACTCAGCGAAGCGCAGAAAGACATGATTCGCGAACTGAAGGCCGAAGGCTATTACGTCGCGGTCTGCCGCGGGTTTGAAGAGGCCCGCCAGGAGTTGATTGCATATCTCGCGCTCGGGGAGCATCGCACCTATGGATGAGGTTGCCGTCATTCTCAACGATGCGACGCGCCAGCGGGCCGCGCAGGCGTTTGTCGACGCTCCCGATGGATGGGCGATGACGCTCAAGCCGCCGACCCGCACGACCGAGCAGAACGCGCTTCTGTGGCCTTTGCTAACCGAAGTCTCGCGCGGCGTGTGCTGGCACGGTCAATACCTGACCAAAGAGGCATGGAAAGACGTCTTTACCGCGTCACTTCGCAAGCAGCAAGTCGTTCCGGGTCTTGATGGCGGCTTTGTCGTCTGCGGGTTGTCCACGCGGGTTTTCAGCAAAAAAATGTTCTCCGACCTCATCGAATTGATTCTGGCGTTCTGCGCAGAGCAAGGGGTTCGGATTTCCGCACCAAAGGGGTATGAATCATGGCAGCAGTGAACAAGCGCGGCGAAACCTATCACCGCTTGATCGCGCTACTGAGCGCATCGGGCCGCGCGATGACCGAGAAGAGCATTCGCGACGAACTCGGCGTGTCGGCGTCGGTCTCCTGGAAGGTCATAACCCAGGCGCGCGAAGACGGTCAGGTCTATATCTGCAAATGGCTTCGCGCGACCGGCACGCCGACCGGCGGCGTCATGACACGCATGTTCCGATTCGGCACGCGCAAGGATGCAGCGCGGCCGGGCGCGTCGACGAACGCCGAGAATCAGCGGCGCTCACGCGAGCGCAAGGCGGCGGCGGCACAAAAAACCACTTGGGACGAGCGTCGCGCGGAGGCCCGCCGCATCGCCCGCGAAGCTCGCGAGAAAGCGAAGGTCGCGGCAGCAGAGAAAGCCCTGCGCGACGCCGACAAGGCGATTCGCGACGCGGCAAGGCAAGCGCAGCGCGAGACAGCCAAGCGACTGAGAGCGATCGTCGCGCAGCAGCCGCGCAATCCGTTCGCTTCGCTGATGGCTCAAGTCTAAAAATTCGCTCGGAAATACTATCTCGACGAGATGTTTTGAGGTAGTATTCAGCATCACCAGAGAGGGAACAAATGGACTTCGGAAGCGTGTGCAGCGGGATAGAAGCGGCGAGCGTCGCCTGGCATGGCCTTGGGTGGCGTGCCGCATGGCTGTCGGAGATTGAAGCCTTTCCGTCCGCGCTGCTCGCGCACCGATACCCGGACGTTCCCAATCTCGGCGACATGACAAAGATCGCGAGAGCGGTCTTGATCGGCGAAGTGAAGGCGCCTGGCGTGTTGGTCGGCGGCACGCCGTGCCAGGCGTTCAGCGTCGCGGGATTGCGCGAGGGTCTTTCTGACGCGCGCGGACAATTAACAATGAGTTATGTGAGGCTGCTCGATGCAATTGACTATGTTCGCGGACGCGCAGGAGAGCGCCCCGCCGTTGCCGTCTGGGAAAACGTTCCCGGCGTTCTCTCGTCCAAAGACAACGCCTTCGGCTGCTTTCTTGGAGCACTTGCCGGCGAAGATGTTGAACTCCAGCCGCCAGGGAAAAAATGGGCGAACGCTGGTTGTGTGTTTGGACCCTCGCGAACAGTCGCGTGGCGAGTCCTCGACGCCCAATATTTCGGAGTGGCCCAACGCCGCCGCCGTGTGTTCGTTGTCGCAAGTGCTCGAAAGGACTTCAATCCCGTCGACGTACTTTTTGAGTTCGACGGCGTGCGCCGGGATTCTGCGCCGAGCCGCGAAGCGGGGAAAGACGCTCCCGCCGGCACTCTTCGAAGCACTGACGGCGGCTGTGACGTCGATCACGCAATCGCCGGCCACTTGCAGGCATTCGGGGGGGGCAATACCCGAGGAAGCATTGACGTCGGAACCTGCCTGACGACAAGCGGGCAAAGGCTCGACTTCGACACGGAAACGTTCGTCGCGCAGGACTACAAGAGCGGCATGTTCTCGAGGACGGATTGCGCCAGCGCGCTCACGACATCGGAAGATAGGTCGCGCGCCGCGCCTCTCGCCGTCTGCGTCACTGGCGACATTACGCACACGCTAAAAGCCGAAGGGTTCGACGCGAGCGAGGATGGAACCGGGCGCGGACAGCCGATCGTCGCGGCCGACACGTATTCGATCTGCCTTGGCAGCGATCCAATCAATGCGCGCGAACTCGCGCAGCCGATTACGCGCCGCAATGGCGATCCCGGCACGATCGCATCGGGCGCAGCCGTGCGCCGCCTGATGCCCGTGGAGTGCGAGCGCCTTCAGGGATTCCCGGACGGATGGACGGATGTGCCCTATCGAGGAAAGCGTGCAGCGGACGGCCCAAGGTACAAAAGCTTGGGTAATTCGATGGCCGTTCCAGTTATGCGATGGATCGGCGAGCGCATCGAGCAAGCCAGTCGCAAAAATTTGTCCTGATTAACTACCTTTCTGAGAGCAAAGCCTGTATGATGAATCACATTGAGGTAGTTAATTGAGCAAGGCAACACCGGCGGCAGAACGCAGATACATGGGTTTCGTCGCGGCGCGCGGGTGTTGCGTGTGCCGGCGCCTGGGATACGACGTCGACGGAATGCAGGCGATCGTTCATCACCGGATACACGGTCGCGGAGGGTGGGGGAAGGCATCGAACTATCACACGATCGGCCTTTGCCATTTTCACCACGTCGACCCGCACGAAGGCGTTCACGGTCTCAACAGCGAAGCATTCGAGGCGAAGTACGGATTTAGCGAGATGGAACTGATCGACGAGACGCAGCGCGGACTAATCGTTCACGTACCAGAAAAAGAGAGGGTTTATCAGTGAAGTCGATCAGCACACAACAGATTTTGAATTTCATGCGCGAAGGTCAAGCGTACTCGCGCGCATCGTTCTATCGCGAGTTCCCCGACGTCGACACGAAGCTCGTGAACGACGCGCTGCAACTGCTCACGAGCCGCGGCGAGATTTGGAACGGGAACATGCTGACTTACGTCAAGTTCGCGCCGAAGAGCACGAAGGCGAGCACAGTGCCGCAGATTTGCCCTTCGCACACTTGGGGCGACCTGACCGGGTACGAATCGAACCTGCGGCGATTCCGCGGCACTGCCGAGGCAACGCGCGGCGAAGGGTATGCGGCGCCGGAGTTCGGCGGGAACGCGATGACCGGGCGCGCGAGCAATGAGAGTTTCCAGCAACGAGCGGTCTCGATTCGGGTGATGCAATGATGTTCGCGCTCTGCTATATCGCCGCAGTCGGTCTCATCGTGATTTTCAATCGCGGCGCGCACAAATGACCGATCACGACATTATCGGCGACGCGCTGAAGCTCTACGCGGCGCGCGCCATCGACGAGGCCGACAAGCTGGCGCAGAAGTCGTTCCGGTTCCCGAGCGGGGCGCCGGCGAGCGCGAAGCAGGTCAGCGCGGCGTTCCGGCTCGCGGAGCGCGCGCGGCAACTTTGGAAAAACCACCAGGGGAAATGATGACGAAGGGCGATGTATTAATCGGCAAGGCGTTCGCATATCTCGACGCCGAACATCCGACCGTGCGCGATGCGCTGCGCGAAATAGAGCGCCTTCGCGTCGACGCGGAACGCTATCAAAAGTGGGTCAGCTATAGCGGATTCACGAAGGATCATTGCGACGCGACGCTCGACGCAATCCAGGTGAACGATCTAGCCGACGCCACTTGACATAACGTAATTTATCGAAATT